AAAAAAAAAAAAAAAAAAAAAAAAAAAAAAAAAAAAAAAAAAATAAGTAAAAATAAAACAAAAAAAAATCATTATTTTAATAACTAGATTTGTTGAGAAAGTGTGTCTTGATATATTCAACCAATCTATCTTTTAACCCAAGCATATATTTATTAATAATAGTTGTACTTAAAATAAGTAATCCTGCATTAAACGCAATTTTTCTATCAAGATTTGTAAATACTAGTTTACTAGCACGTAAAGGGTTAAATTTTGAATCACGAAATGGGTTAAATCTCCATATTAAAAACAAACAAACATAAATTCTAGTAAAATTATTTAATGTTTCTAAATATTCAGGAGCATAACTGGAAATTCCTAAAACAGAAATAAACGTTAAAAAATAGGTTAATTTAATAATTGTATCAAAAAATTTATATTGCAATTCCAAATGATGATCTTTCTTCATATATTAAACGTATAAAATATTTTAACTAGATATTTTATTATTTTCATTATTTTCATTATTTTCATCATTTTCATCATTATGGTTATAGATATCAAGAGTTCTTGCACTAGGATCACTAGCATTCGTATATTTAGGCATCCAATAATAGGGGAGGATTGTTTCACAATTTGGAAAAAAGTCAAGAAAAATTTGTTTGTAATAATATTTTTCACATTCAATATTTGGCGAATAGGTTAAAATACATCCATCTATATGATCTACATTGTAAAGACTTTCCATATTTTGCATATTTAATTGAAATGAAGTATGTTCTTGAAGAATTTGATACAAGGAACGACCTTTAGACGTTACACCATCACTAAATGCCTCTTTTTTTCTCCATAAAACTTCATCTGGTAATAATTGTTTTCCTTCAAAATCTTTAAAATTTTCTTTTGAAAAACTATTCCTCAAAATATATTTTTCAATGTTTTTTTCATTATTATGATTTCTTATACTAGGAGAAATAGAGAGATAATAATTCACAAACGATTTATCTAAAAAAGGAGTACGAGGTTCCAGTCCATGAGATGAAATAGACTTATCTGAACGCAAAACATCAAATAAATGTATATCTTTCAACAATCTTCGTGTTTCTTTATCAAATTCAATATCATCTGGACACTTATTCATGTATAAATATCCACCACAAACCTCATCAGAACCATCACCATTTAAAATAACTTTTGCATTACTGTTTTTAGATATATATTTTCCTAATAAATAATTTCCAATACTTGCACGAATGGTTGTAACATCATAAGATTCAATGGCATAAATAACTTCAGGAATAGCATCAAACATTTCTTTTTCTGTAACAATAATTTCAGTATGTTTTGTTTGTAAATAATCAGCAACAAAACGTGCATATTTTAAATCTTCAGAGTCTTTCAGACCAATACTATACGTTTCTAGTTGATAAGAATAGTCATTTATTTTATAAAAATGATTCGTAAGCGCAGCTATCAAACTACTATCTAATCCACCAGATAATAGACAAGCAATTGGTCTTTCAGTAGTGTTACATCTTTTGATAACAGCTTCCTTTAAATAATAAGAAACAGATTGGTAGATTTCATTCATAGAATCTAATTGATAAAATGAACGACTAGTATAAGGAAAAGTGGGAATAAAGTAAGGGATATTTTCTTTTATCGCTTCCCATTCGCTATAAACTAAATTTGATAAATTAAATATGGAATAAGTTCCAGGAGTAAATTGTTTAATTTTAAATTTGCTAATATTTGTATTACAAACATCTATTAAACACTTCATTTCAGAAGCAAAACCAAATATTTTGCCATAATTAATACTCTTGTTACTAGTATTATTAATAAAATTTGTATTATTATAATTTTTTAAATAATAAAGAGGTCTTACACCATATGGATCTCTTGCAACATATAATTTGTTGTTTAAATCATGTGTAATTCTATTGTCTAAGAGTATAAAAGAAAATTCCCCATCAAGCATGGTAAGAGTTTGTTCTATACCATATTTAATGTATAAATGAATAATAATTTCACAATCAGAATCTGTATTCGCTTCTACATTGATGTATTCATATAGACTCTTATAGTTATAAATTTCACCATTGCAAATTAAAATAACATCATTCACAATGATTGGTTGATTGGATTCATTATTTAGTCCATTAATTGCTAAACGATGAAAACCAAATACTAGTTTTAAATAATTATTTAAGGTAGAAAATTCTGGTCCGCGACTTTTTCCTTTGATAAAAGAATGATTCACTAAATCCGTGGAAATAGTATAATCATTATTAAGAATAGAAAAAATTCCACACATTGTAGGTCTTTTATTATTGTTATTAGTAATATTTCTTTATATAAATTTACAAATGTATAAAAAAAATAAATGTATAAGAAGATAAATATATAAAATATATTGTAATATTATATATTAAAATGAATAATGAATGTGTTTCAAAATTTCAAGAAGAACAAAATAGAAAATTATATACTAGAAATATTCCTTCTCAACCACTTCAACCATATTTAGATGTAAGACCTGTAATGACAAAATATTCTTATTTACCAATTGTGGATCCTAGAAGAGAATTGAGTGTAAAATTAAAACAAATGCCTACTTACAATACGAATAATGTATTCAATCCTGGAACAAATCAAGCACCATGGTCTGGATTTGCATCCAGTATAAATGTAGAATCAGATTTAAGAAATCAAATATATGCTTTACAGAAATGTAGTCAATCTGTTTATGTACCAACTAGTAATAGTGATTTATATAATTTTAGTTTTACAGCAGAAAACGCAAAAGTAGAACAAACACATCCTCTATTATTTGAATCAAATCATTTTGAAAGTTTTAATCCAAATCCGGATACAAAAGTAGTAGGAAGTAGTATGTTTATGAATCCTACAAGAGTACAAATCAGAGACATGACAAAACAAACATGTTAGATTATTAAAGTCATTTATTATCGTAAGGTTAAAATATATATTTTAAATAAAATATATATTATGTCAGAAGCTTTTGTTAATCAAGTAACTTTAGATTGTTTATTAAATAAAAGCCAATATAGTAAATTTTTAATAAATAAAACCGAAAAAATAAGTAATAGAAAAGATAAAAAATTTTACAGAAAACGAATTTTTAGTCTTACAAAAGAGTTATTATTATCAAAAGAAAAACCCGAAAATTTGTTTCCTGATGTAGAATACGCTTTCAATATTTATGTAAATGCGTGTGTCCAATATTTTAGAGCTATTGATAGCAATGATATTTTACAAACAGAATATACTTCATTTAATGAAACAGAAACCTTAGACAAGATACTTGGTTTAGAAGATGATTTAGTGTATAAAGAAGAAGCCGATAAACTTATGATGCGTTCTATAAATATTTCAAATTCTTCTTTAGATCATTTTGTTCAAAGAATAGTTACTAAAAAACCTGAAGAAATGATTTTACCCAAACAAAAAGATATTAATTTATCGGATCCTATTTTAAAGAATAAAGGAGTTATTATTTCTGATAAAAAGAAAAATATCAATAATAAATATGGTGAAACAAATAACACGGAAAATAAAATCAAAGAAGACAAAAAAGAATATAAAAATGAATGTAACCAAAAAACAGAACAAATTTAAAAATTTACAAAAGGTAAAATGTAGTCCAAAAATTAAAAATGAATTAAATAATTTTACATGTTATACAAATAAATCACTATATAAATTAAGAGATTTATGGAATGCAAGACATCCAGATGCTAAAATAAATACAAACAATACAAAAGAAATACATCAAGAGCTAACCGGATATTTAAGTAATGTATGTAATAAAGAATCTTGTTGGTTAAAACAGAATAAAGACTTTGGGAATGTAAAAAATGACTTGATAGATTCATTTGCTCCACAATCACCTGCAGAATGGAAAAAAAATCCGAATGAATGGTTATCTAGTGTAGATATTATGAAAGTCATGAAACAATATGAAAAAGCCTACAAGTGTTTTGATTTTATAGGTCCTTCACCTATTGATTTTGATACTAGAAAATTATATGGCGAATGTGTATGGGATGAATTATGTAATTTTAATTTAGAACAACAAATTAAAAATGGAAAAACCAAAATTGGTATTATTTTTAATACCGATCCTCACGATAAGCCTGGACAGCATTGGATTTCTATGTTTATAAATATTAAAAAGAAGAAAATTTTTTTCTTTGACAGTACAGGAGATAAAATACCAAATCAAGTGATGGTATTAGTAAATCGTATAAAAGATCAAGGAATAAAGCTAACGCCAAAAATAAACTTTAAATTTGATAGTAATGAGGGAATTGAACACCAATATGGAAACACAGAATGTGGAATATATTCTATTTACTTTATTGTAAATATGTTGAGAGACAAAACAAGTGAAGAATATTTAAAAACACATATTTTAAAAGATGAATATATGAATCATTTTAGAAAAGTTTACTTCAATGAATCTTTATAAAAAATATTAAAAAAATATTATAAAAAATATTATAATAAAAATAAATATTAAATAAAATATTATATTTATTATTATTATTAAATGTCTGAATACATTCATGCATATGAATACGAAACGAATGTAAATCCTCTATTAAAATCTGTTCCTATATATAGTAAAATTATTACCGATTGTGAGTACGGAATCAATTTTATTGATTTTTCTGAAATATATAATGTAAAATACAAAGCAACTACCCCAAATTTATTAGCTAGTTTTATAAAGATAAAACCAAATAGTCATTATCTTTTTTTACATAAAGAAAATACAAATGCTTCTTCCCATTTATTTTATATTATGGAGGGAAAATGTAACATAATAAATAGTGATGAAACTGATAATAATGATTCATTTTATCTAGATGAAGGTGATTTGTTTATTTCACCTTGTTTTAAAGCAGTTACCATTATGAATACAGGAAAAGAAGATCTAAATATTTATTATATTAATGATAGTCCATTATTAAATTATTTAGGAGCAGTTTCTAGTAAAGAAATATTCAAAGCATCTATTTATTCAAAAGAATTTTTACTTTCTAATTTAGAGAAAAAATCAAATCCGAAAAATAATCGCAAAGGAATATTGTTAAGCAATGATGACACAGAAAAAATAGGTGTAAATACCATTACACCTGTCTTATGGTCATTGTATAACGAATTACCTCCTAACACTATTCAAAAACCACATAAACATAATTCTGTAGCTCTTGACTTATGTATTCTGTGTTCAGATAGTGAAAATATTTATACACTTATTGGTGATGAATTAGATGAAGACGGAAATATTATTAATCCTATAAAAGTAAATTGGAAACAAAATGAAATGTTTATTACGCCACCAGGATTATGGCATTCCCATCATAATACAGGAAACACATATGCTTATATTTTACCGATTCAAGATGCAGGAATTCTTTTGTATCAGAGAATATTAGGAATTGTCTTAAAATAAAATAAATAAAAACAAAAACAAAAACTAAAACAAAAATAATAAGAAAAATATAAATCCTGGTATACTATATAGATTATGATTTTCAAAAACATTTCAGATTTTAATAATATAAGTGATTATGTTTCCATTTTTAATGGTGTGTTATTAACTGATATGATTGTAATTTGTTTACTTATTGGAGGTATTATTAAATCCAAAGTACTTAATGTATGGTATAGAGAATTAAATTTAAGCGCAGTTATAGCGGATATTTTAATTATTTTTATTGGAATTATTTTGGCGCGTTTTTTTTACCCCTATTTTTTTACACAATATTCGCTATTCAAATTTATTGGTTTAGCAGTTTGTATACAAGTAATACATGATATTTTATTTTATAAATTATCTATTTCTATTCCTCGTGGAAAATCACAAATTATGGATATATTCAAAGACTATGGAAAAGAAGTGAGTTATAAAGCTATTTTAGCAGATAGTGCAATGATGATATCTTCTATACTGATTGCATCTTTTTTGAAAGGACAAACTAATAATACAAATATTATTATAATGATTGTATTAGTTTATTTAGTACCATATTTAATTTATACAGTATAAATAATTCTATAAATATAAATCTATATAAAAATATAGATTTATAATTGTATATCAAATGTCATTAAAAACAGAATTTTTAAAAAATAGTAATATAAGTTTGTTATGGACTATTTTATCAGATGAAAACACAATGATTAAAAATGGATCAAAAATATTTGTAGAGAATATTTTAAATATCTTTAGAGAGAATATTATTGGATTTTGTGAAAGTGAAAGCAAAAAATGTGTAAATTTATTTGATATGAATAAAAAATATATTATGTTAATGTTAAATTATATAAACAGTCAAAATAAAAAAAACATGTATCCTGTAAAATCAAATATAGTAAAAGAAAAAACCGATGAAAAAATATTAATCACCTATGAAGAAATTCAAAATAACAGACAAAGTCAATTTGAACAAGATTTGAGTAAACGTCAAAGTGAATTTACAAATGCAATGTCTCTTTCTGTTCCTCCAGTTCCAGATTTTAGTATTAAATTAGACGAAGAACCTATTAGGGAAATTTCAGAAAAAATAAAACAAATTACTGCACAAAGAAATTATGATATTGAACAAATCAATAAAAACTATTTAAATTCTCAACAAAATTTTACAAAACCTCAAGAAACATCTATTAAAAATGAAAAATTGACTCCTATTTTATCAAAAACTATTTCAAATAATAATACTAATAATACTCCTAATTTAAAATACATTAAAATAGATAATAATGAAGAATTAGATAGTAGTATTTATAGGAGTCAAGTCATAGATCTAAATAGTAGTCAAGAAAATAAAAAACATGTGTCTTGGGGAAACGAAGTAATGCGAAACGAAGTAATGCGAAACGAAGTAATGGGAAACGAAGTAAAAAATGATATGGAAGAAATAAATATTTTTAGTAAACTTAAAAAGGTGAGTTATTTAGATGAAGATATTATTAATAATAGTAATAATAGTAACAGTAATAATAATAATATGAATTATTCAGAAGATAAAATTATTGTGTTACAAGAAGAAATAAAAGATATCAAAAGTAAAATGGAAATAATTAATGAAAATATGAATAAAATAATGGACTTATTAGAAAGTAAATTACTAACTAATTAACCAATTTGTTTGAAAACTTGTTGCCCTTTTTCATTGGTTTCTAAAGTACCGATTTGTAAAGGAATGATACTGGAATCTTTTAGCGCGGCTTCATAACTTGCTTTATCATAAATGTTAAGTAATGTTTTACTAATTCTACGATAAACATATTCATTCCCATTAATGGTTACAGGTTTTCCAACCCATTCAATAGCAACTTTATTAGCACGAACAGTAGTGTCATTTTGTTGTTCTGCATAATCTGGGACATAAGAAAATTTATTATTGGTTGGCTCACCAAAATTAACACATTTTCCATTGGAATAAATATAACAGTCAAATGCGGACTCTTTAATGGCTTGTGTTAATTGACTTGTCAAATTTGCTTTAATTTCTGAAATTTCATACAAATTTTGATCACTTGTTAATGGAACTCTAGGAGTTAAACGACTTAAATCTTTATTTTTTAATTCAATGGAATGATCAGATTTTAATTGTTCCTCTGTAAATGTCATAATATAAATAAATACTTCCACGGTTTGTAAAGCTTCAGGCAAATTTTTATGACTACAAATACGTCTAGCACGTCCTATCACCTGCTCTAATCTTACAGGATGCCAATAAGGTTCCATAATATGCACATATCGTGTATTACGAAGATTAATTCCTTCTGAACCAGAAGATGTAATCATTAAAATCTTAATAATTTCTCCCATATTGTTGTTTTTAGAAATTTTCTGTAATTCACTTGAAATCGTATCAGGAACCAAGTCCCAATCCCCATTATAAATATTACGTATAATTTCTTTTTCTTCGGATGTCTCGGTTCCTGTGTATAAGGCATAAGTTGGTTTCCCCTTATTTTCTGGTGAAATATCAATTTGCCAAATATTTGCACTATTTTTTTTTACTTTAAATCGTGTAAAACCATTTTTATCTAAAACCAAAGTAAACACTCCAATTCCTTCCAAAGTTCTGAACTGACTATAAACCAAATGCAAACCAATATATTCTGGATCTTTAATATTTTCCAGCATATGTAAAAACTTGGGACTATATGTTTGTAATGCTTCTGGTGTTAAAAAGTCATTTGAATTATCTTTTAAATATCTGATTGCATCCTCTACCCTTGCTTTATAGGTTTCTCCACCTATTTTATCAAGGAGTTCATCTCCTTCTATTTCACCTTCTCTCTCTTCGGATAAATCTTCTTTGTTTTCTAACTTGGATGCTTCTTTCAAAATGTCTTGAAGTTGACTAACCTGAGAATCTTTTTTCTCTTCTCCTTCCTTTTCTCCTTCTTTCTCTCCCTTTTTTGTTTCATTTAATCCAGATATTTCTAATCGTACTTCTTTCGGCATAGGACGATTTGGAATCACAAAATTACAAAAAAGTCTAGAAAAAATACGATATGTAGAAGACATTTCTTTCAATTCATCCCCTTTATTTTGTTTTTTAGGCTTTTCGGATTTTCTCTCTTCATGTCGTGCAGATTCATAAATTTTAAATTGAAAATTACTCATTGGAATGCGAACAATATGGTAATCAACACCTAATATTTTATTATATTTTGGTAATAAATTTTCCTGGGCACTTTTGAAATAAGAGGATAAACCTATAATTCTTCTTTGCAATGCGTCTACATTTTTCAAATTTCCTGTATTTTCATCAATATATCTATTATAAAATAACTCTAATTTATCAGGAAGTGATTTTTTATTTTCTACTTTTATTCCATTACTTAAAACATCAATATCATTACGTTTAAGTATTCGCATAATATTTTTTTCAAATTCTTCATCATTTGTAAATTCATTTTCAAAGGTTGTATTTCCTTTTTCATCTTTTTTTGTATTTGCTACTCCTTGATATCCTGAATCTTTTTTAATCTTATTTTTAAATCCAAATGGATTTCTTGTAATAGTTAAAATTTTACTAGAAGCAGAATAATCAAGATAATCAAATGTTTTCTCTCCCAACAACATTTCTTGAAGAGATTTCTGATCTATTTTTTTATTTGTTTTTACATTTAATGGAATTTTCCATGTTTTAATATAACCTCGTAAAATGTTAAAAAGTATTCCAAATTCATTTGGATAATTAATAATTGGAGTACCACTTAATAAAACAATTCTAGCATTTTTTGCACTTAATAAAAATTCATACAATTTGACGGATAAACTAATGGGTAAATGTTCTTTCTCTCCACGTTCATTTTCTTCAATTGGTTTTTCTTTTTTAATTTTATTTACAATACGACTAATTAAATTATGCGCTTCATCAATAATAACAACCGAATTATCAAATAGATTTCGTGTGAACCCAGAGGTGAGTTCTTCTAATCGTTTTGTTCTTAGTCCATTATAGTTAATAAACGTATATTTTGTTTTAATCATTTCATTTAACTGATCATCTAATGTTTTTCTATCAATATCGGATAAATCTTCATAATTCGTTTTCTTTTTAACATTGATAAACCATGCGCCATGATATTTTTGAATGTATTCCAAAGGCAAATTTAATATGGAAGACATAGGTTCAGCTGTTTCTGGATTTGCATCTGTGGATATCCATTCCCAAAATTGATTTCTTTTATAAAGTAAATCTCCTGCTTTTTTAAGTTCCTCTACGTAGTTTGCACGTAAAGAAGCTGGCGTCATAATAATAACACGTTTAGAATCTTTCATTCCTTCAGCAATAGCAATAGAAGTTGCAGTTTTTCCACTTCCTAAACCATGATATAATAATAGACCACGATAAGGAGTATACATATTCATATAATCACGAACAATTTTTTGATGCGTTAAAAGATCAAAATTTGTATTTGTTTTTCCAATGGCATCACATGATATGTTTTCCTTGTTGTTTTGTATTTCTCTACGATAAGGTTCAAATAAAGAATTAATAAAATTAACAAATATTTCGCGATTATTCATATAATAACTAGAAACTTTGATATTTATGGGTGGCTTACGTATAGGAATGCGATCTGTAAGATCAGTGTCACCAATTTGAACCATAACTTCTGGTCCTAAAATAGCAACTCCTTTTTTAACTTTTTCGGTGATTCTAGACCTATTTTTAGTTGGTTTAATAATAATCTCTTCTTCCTCTTTTCTCTCTACTTCTTTATCTTGATCTTCATCTTCATCTTCATCTTCTTCAATAACTAACAGCTTTCCTTTATTCACCGTCTGTTTTGTCAAGGTTACTTTTTTTGCCTTTTTAATATTTTCTTCTGGTTTTTTAGAAACACTTTCTATTTTTTCGTTTATTTTTTCATTCATTTCAATTACAGGTTTCATAGAAACTTTGATTAATTTACTCTGTTTTAATTTATCTAAAAGAGTTTTACGGTCAAACCCTTTATTGGTTTCATCTACAATGATTGGTGCATTCAATTCACTCTCTTTTTTTCTCTCTTTATCTTTTTTTTCCTCTTCCCCCTTTTCTTCATTTCTATCACGTTGTTCATTAGTTTGAATTGGAGAATTTGCCTTTTTAGAAACATTATTTACTCTTTTTATAACCACTGCAACTTTTTCTCTCTCTTCAACTTTTGGTTTAATCATCATTTTTTGTTTTAATTTTTCTAAATTACTCATTGATTATATAATCTGTATATAAAACTTTTTATCATTGTATGTATTGATAAAATTATTATCATTTGTTTATTCCTCTATTAATTCTCCATTTTCACGTATATAAGTGATTGCTTCATTACATGCGATTTGTTCTGCTTTTCTCTTGATTTTATGTTGACCTTCACCCATAAATAAAAATATTTTTCCATTTTCCAATACATAGTTATGTATGGTTTTAAAAGTTTTAAATAATGAAATATGAAGTGAATCACTATGAGTTAAATTAAAAATAGGTTGTCCAAGACATAAGTATACTCCCATTTTATAACCCAAATCTTCATCATGTTCTATCTCTACATAATGTGGAGTAACTTTAAATTCTTTTTGTATTTTTACTTGTAGTATATTTTTATAATTGTCATCATTTTGAATCAAAGCAATCCAGTCAATATGTTTTTCAAAGACATTTTCAATAAATTTTTGAGCTAATTGGAAACCAGGACCTGTAACAAACATATTTTGAAACCAATTGTTTTCATCTTTTACTACAATTTTGTTACAATCTAAAAAAAGTGCTCCAATAAACGCCTCAAACAAACAACCTAGTTTTTTTAAATTCGTACGAATTTTCTTTTCCTCAGCATGTTTAGAAAGTACTAACCATTTATGTAACCCCATTTCATAAGCTATTTTACCAATGGCTTCATTTTTAACAATGGCTATTTTTTTTTCAGTCATAAATCCTTCATTTTCTTTAGGAAAGCGTCTATACAAGTAATATTTCGTTACGGCTTCTAAAATTCCATCGCCTAAAAATTCCAATCGTTCGTTGGATTTACTGCTTAAAGGCAAACAATCAGGTGGTCTTTCTACTATTGTAATATTTTGTTGTATATTTTCAAAATTAGGACGTTTCGTGTAGGAACGATGTACAAATGCACGCTGATAAATAGCGATGTTGTCTACATTGGATGGAATATTATATTTAGAAAGAATAGATTGAACTTCATTCAATGTAATCTTTGCATTTAGAGGATTGTATGGATTAAAAATTAACCCTTCCTCAGATTTTATAATGTCATCATCATGATTAATGATTCTTTGGGATAATTCATTTCTTTGTGTAAATTCATTTCTCTGTGTAAATTCATTTCTCTGTGTAAAGTCTGTCATCTCAAAATAGGTATCTTGTTTATACATATATTATACAAATTAACTTTATATTGGTTACAAATATTATATTATGATTAAGGCAGTTTTATATAAAAAACAAAAAACTTCTGGTGGTTTTATATTTAAATATTTAGAATAATTTAAAAATTAAAATAAAATATTTTGATACTATATAAAATGGTTTATATGAGTGGTGGAAAAGCAGCACGCAATCAAGCGTCAATTGTAAATAGAACAAATGTTTGTGGAGGAAATAAAAAGGCTGGACTTGCTCCAAGTTCAGGTTATTACTTTATGCAAAATAATCCTATGTTAAAAGGTTCGGTTTTAACAATGCCTCTATTTTGTGTTCCTAATAGAACTATTCAAACACAAAAATACGGATATCGTGCCACTATTGGTGGAAATATGGGTTAATCGTATTTTATTATTTTTTAATAAAATATCTATTTATCTATTTATCTATTTATCTGTAAAATAATTTAATAACAATTTATTTAATTATTTATTAAAATGATTATCCAACTAGATGTAAGAGAGAAAGAGTTATTACTGCAACTAAATACACTAATTTCTATGATTCCATTATTTAAAGATATTAAGATAGAAACAGAATCTTTACCCATTGGAGACATTATTATTTTTGATGAAGAAAATCAAGAAATGAAATTGGTAATAGAGAGAAAATCAGTGAATGATTTACTTGCAAGTATTAAAGATGGGCGTTATGAAGAGCAGTCTTATAGATTAAATGGATTAAATCATCATAATCATAATATTATTTATTTAGTAGAAGGAGACATTAATAAAATGAACCGATTTAAGGATAATAAGAGTGAAAAATTAACGATGTATTCTGCTATTTTCTCTCTTAATTATTACAAAGGATTTTCAGTAATAAGATCCTTTTCATTGGAAGAATCCGCTATTTTTATCTGTAATTCATTGATAAAATTAAGTAAAGAGAGAAATAATAAAAAAGCTTTTTACAATAACAATAATAGTAGTAATAATTTAATAAAAACAGTGAATCAAGAGGAAGTAAAGAATGACTGTGTAAAGAATGACTGTGTAAAGAATGACTGTGTAAAGAATGACTGTGTAAAGAATGACTGTAAAAATTGTGAATGTAAAAAGAATAATGACTGCATAGAAATTGAAGAATGTAATAACAAACTAAGTGACAAAGATTATGTAAATGTAGTTAAAAAAGTTAAAAAAGAAAACATTACTCCAGACAATATAGGGGAAATCATGCTTTGTCAAATCCCTGGAATAAGTTCAGTTACAGCTTTATCTATCATGGATAAATTTAAAACCTTGCCAAATTTATTGAAAGAATTAGAAAAAGATGAAAATTGTTTGAAAGATATTAGTAATACCAATGTAAAAGGTCAAACCAGAAAAATTAATAAAACTTGTGCTGCAAATATTATAAAATATTTATTGAAAAAATAAATATATATAATATAAAATGAAAAAAGAATTATTAAATCTATTTATTTTTTTAGGAATTTGTTTTGTAGGTTATTTGATATTTAGTAATTTATCTTTGAAAGAAGGAATGACAACCGATGGTTCTGGAAATAATGTATCATCTTCATTAAGTGGCGTTGCAGGAAATGCAGCAACCTATGCAGCCAATATAAAATCACAAACCGTAAAATTAACGGATAATTTATTAGTAAGTAAATATCGCTCCGATTATGAAACGACTATTTTAAACATGGATGATTTAATAAATGCTTTAATGTTAGAAACTACACTTAACATAGATGCATCTAAACCGTCCGAAGGATTAGATAAAATAGTAAAACTCAATCAAGCAAAAGCAGCATTAGAAAATGTGATGAAATTTGTGGATAAAAATTAGAAAAAAATAAAAAAATTAGAAAAAAAAATAGAAAAAATAAAAAATTAGATAAAATATATAAAATAATATTAATTGTAAAAACTATTTATATTATTTGTTTTTTATTTTTTATTTTATACTCTCATTTGAACTTC